TCGCTCATAGCGGTCTTTCTCAAAAGTAATAGGCTCTTCTGAATCCCCACCACCACAGCCTGCTAACAGCAGAATACTAATTAGGAGCAGGGTCTTCATCATTGAACCTAGGAGAATTCTCAGGCAAGAGGCTAACGAGAAGCTCACGAATCCTAGGCTCTGGCTTCCAGTAGTTAGGACCTTTCATGAACTTACCCTGTTCATTGTAAATAGGCTTACCATCTGCACCGAGCTTGGACTCATTGGATTCCATAATGATCTTGAGAACTTCCTCATTAGGGATACCAAATCGAGCCATCTCGGAAGCACAGTAGACTTGAATGTCTCCGAGAAGATCAGCAAGACCCACGAGAAAGTCCATCTCATCTTCTTTAAATCGAATCAATTCTACAAGTTCTGCATGCTCACTAAGCTCATCAGCAAGGATACTCTTAGGCGCAGCAAAGAAATCAATAAGACGCTTAACAATGTACTCCCGCGGATTAGGGGCATTGTTAGGAAAGTGCTGCATCTGCCAAGTAATCTCAACTTTAGTTGAGGGGTACTGTGCAATCGGAAGGTTATACATGGCATTCATGCCAAGGATTGCCAACTCAAAATTAAACTTTCGTGCCATTGCTATTCCTTTCGTGGCGATAGTCTTGCATGACCTTGCCATTGGTTACGAGATCAATAATCTGCTTTGCAGCAGGCGGAGCGTCAGGCCACAGATTACCTGCACGCTGGAAGATAGTCTGTAGAATGGCATAGTCCTCAGCAGTGTCAGCTACTACAGACTTGCCTACTGTGCCAAGCCCATCCTCTACAGTGGTCATTAGTTTAATTGCCATCTTAATATCTTTCAAACCACTTACTTGGAGGATTGAGCACGTAGTATGGATTAACAGTGAAGCTAATACCATCAGGGCCAATCTGCAAATGCCTAACTCCGAATCTCCAGTTAATCCATAAGTTGCTCATAGTTTCTTTAAGTGTTAATTCTTGCAATGTGGTCATCAATAAGTTCTTCGAGGTCAAATACAAAGTCGTACTCGATAATATCTTCCTCTCTGTTTCTAGGAATGTCCATAGCAGACAGCGTGCAAGTACCGAAATGCTTACATGGGCGGTTATACTTTAGGCAAGAGCCACCGCGTCTTGGATAGAAGCCCATCTCTTCGGCAAACTCTAGTCTCTTAATGTCCATGCCTAGCTGGATGAACCAGTTAAGACGGTCGAGCAGAGTCTTAGAAAAGATCAGCGGCTTAATCTCAATCTTGAAATCCTTACCTAGCTGCCCTACGAAATAGCCTACAGCATAGTTGCTTAGCTTCTCTCCGAGAATCCGGTCAAGGACAATGGAGTAGCTCAAGCCCTGCCCAGAATTTTGATAGACTGGAGAAAGATCAAGCAGCTGAAGTGCTGTACTCTTAGCATCTACTACAACCGCAGTGCCATCATGTCTGTTCCTAAGAACAACGTCCATGTAACCTACGTAGTAATAATGGGAATTGATATTAACACGGAAGCTAAGTTCTACAGCAGGTTTGCCATTGAAGTGTAGCACCTCGTAATCGCGTAACATCGTGTCCAAGTATGGGAAGGACTTGTTTAGAAGCGCAGTCAGGTGTGGAATAGACTTCTTATCAGTCTCTATCTCAGGCCAGTATGATAGCCAAGCCCGGTAGAGGGCCTGCTGCTGGTCTTGATAAACTAAGTAGTCTGCTACTCCCACACCGAATGCGGTGCCAAGCGAAAGATCAGCACTCTCATCCCGTACAGAATCTGTGACCAAAAGCTTCTCCAATTGGAAGAGCCTCTCGCATCGGTCAAACATTTCCAGTGTGGAGTGGGAGAGTCTAATCGGTACGAACTTATCAGCCACGAGGATCTACCAATGCACCCGGCAGAGCTTTGCCAGCAGCGCGTTCATCTTGCAGCATCGAGAAGCAAGCAGCATATCCAGCCACATCCATAATGGAATCAAAGTGGTCAGGGGACTTAGCCAGACGGGCCAGCTTGACTTGCATCATGAGCATCGCAACATCTTCTGGAGTGATACGAGCCTGAGCTTGGAGCTTCATAGCAAGAACACCTTGGAACAGCATAGCAATCTGCGTGAAGTTCTGGAGCTTGTCACCGTAGTCTGATTGTCGGGCACCTTGGACAAGCTCTTGTGCTTTATGCAGCATGGGAACCTTAGCAGCTACTGGCTCCATAGCTTTATATTCCATCAAGCTCTTCTCATATACAGAGCTGATAGCTGTAAGAACAGGAGAATAGTCCTCATTAGGGTTCATCATAACCCAGTTAGCAAACATCGAAATGGTCTGCTCATTAGAGAGCATCTGCTTAGCAGGCTTAGGAGACTTCTTAAAAGGTGCAGTCATGATCTTAGTCTTTCGTTGGAACGGACAGTTGAATGGAGTCGGGAACTTCTACTTCAATGACAATAGCAATGCCACCGTTAAGAAAAACTTCTAGAGCTTTCTTATCAGCAGCAGACTTGTCATCGAATTCTTCATCCCACTGGGGAGAATCAGCAGCTTCCCGATAATGACAGATGTGTTTAATCATGGTGATTCCTTCTTTCTAATTGCTTTTATTTTAGAGTTCGTCGAAGGCTGCTTCGATTTGCTCTTTAGTCAGAGGCACATCCTTAACCTTAACAGCAGTCTTAGTCTTACCAGCTTTGGTCTTGGTAGTAGCTTCGACCTGAGCCACATGAGTCATGCGCCGAAGAGCAGTAACCATCTTGCCAACATCAGCATCTAGCATGAGGTCAGTAGCATTAGGGTTCTTCTTAAGAGCCTGCTTAAGCTCAGACATTGCGTTCTTAAGATCATCATCGAACATCGCTTCGAGATTATGAATCTTAGTCTTAATGTCTACGTAAGCCTGCGCATCCTCTGGGTTCTCAGGAATAAGAGCCGGGTCAATTTCTACTGGACCGAGCTGCTTAGCAGGTGCTTGAGGCACAGCCTGAGCTGCAACAACACCAGACTTCTTAAGAGCCATCTTCTCAGCAAAGGTCAGCGGCTTATCATTTGCAACCACACTAGTAGCTGCTGGAGTTGCGGGCTCGTAGTCCAAGGCAGATACGGGCGCGGCCAGTACCGGGGATTCGACAACAGGGCTGTCAGGATTGTTGGTCGCATCTTCTGCTTTCGTCTCAGGTTGTGCTACTCTCGCAGCGGCTTCAGCAGCAGCCTTCTTAGCTGCAAGGATTTCTTTAAGTCCCATTCTTTTCTCCAAAGAGTTTAGTCAAATCGTTCGGCAGCCTTAGCTACCATCTTATCAAGACAATCACGTTGCTTCTCTGAGAGAGAATAAGCACGATCAAGCCGGCCTTGGATGCTTTGGAGAAAGCCAGTCTCCCATGCACTGAGGTAATCAGCTGCATTGAATAGGTCTTTGATCTTCTGTTTATCAGCAGCCATTTGGTCAATAGTGGAGAGTTCAGAGTTTGCCATAATTACTCATCCTCTTTGTATTCATAGTAAACAACAGCGTGCATTCCCTCAGCAGCTAAGATCTTAGACCCAGGTTCTTTATGACCATTCAAGACCCTAGAAAGATGTGTATGATCGTAGCCACACATATCAGCGTACTCCCGCATAGAGACACCCATAATTTCAATCTTCTCTCTTATGTGAGTACGTACCATGTCAGCATCCATGCTGTAAGGAATACCCTTGCGACCGGGCTTCTTAGAACTCATTATCAGGTACCTCCAACTTATGAATCTTCACAGTCTTACGTGGGCCGTAGGTAATGTGAAGCTTAATCATGTTAGGTCCGTGGCCTTCATCGCCTTCCTTAGTAGGATAAGCAGTGTAGCCTAGAACCTCATCACCAACTTCGAGGCCAGCACCTTTGAGCTTAGCAGCATCCCTGCTTTTAAGAGCAGTAAGATTCCTTTTAAGTGGCTTAGCTGAAGGCTCTTCGATGGTAAGGATAAGCTCCTTCTTTTCCATCAGCAGATCGAGGACACGACGATAAGAATATTCATTATCATCTGGGTCGTCATCGACAAAATCAATAGGCATTTCATTAGCCATTTTTATCTCCATTAGCACGAGCAAGGAAAGAAGATGCACGCTCAGAGCGTTCTTGAGAAGTGGCCCAAGCAGCTACTGCCTTAAGCTTCCACTCTGCCATGTGCCGGATATACTCAGCCCGCTTGATAGTAGCATTGGACTGTGCAATATCTTCTGATGCACGAGCAGCCTGAGCTTCTGCGTCATCTTCGATAGTAGGAGACTTGAATAAGGCAAGCCAAGATTTAATAAGTTGCATTTGTAACTCCAGAATATGAAAGTATAACAGTGATCGATTGACTTGTCAACCGGGTGATCGAGATTTTTTTCTAGTAGCTAGGTGCCTGTAAATAGCCTCTTGTTCTTCGATAGTGTAGTAGTTGCAGATCAGTTCTATCCTAGCCATAGCAGAATACAGATGGCTGCTAGTGCCAGCAGTCTCGAAGCCAAGGCTTTGCCGTTGTGCATAACAAATCTCTACAATATAGAGAGTAAGAGGAAGAGAAGAAGCACGACGGCTATGGTCTTGATGGTCTATATCAAATAGCTCCTTGCAAACAATACGAGAAGAATCCCAGGAGATAGTACCTAATGCAATCCAGATACCGGGAGTGAGTGGCTTAGGACCAATGGGATCATCATCAATGTCACGCATTCTCTTTCTCCTTAAGGGATTTCTTAGACGGAAACAGCCTCTTACTGCGAATGATAGCTAATTGCAAGGCAGCTATAGCAGCTTCAACATGAATAATATGCTCATTGATCTTACGCTTTTCTGCACAAGAAACATACTTAGACAGGTCAGACAGAGTATAGATTTCACGCCGAAGAGTACCTACCATGTTGTTAGCATTAAGCATGGCCCATTGCATAGCACGTTGACGCTTAGCCTGTGGAGAATGTAGTGGAGTCTTACCAGCTCTAGCATTAAGCTCACGGGTAATAGCAATCTTCATGCCCTTATCTGTACCAGATTGCTTGTACAGTTCTCTGAGCTTTTCATTAGGCCAATTTCTGGGATCTTGGAAGTGTCTGTATTTACCTGAACGAAACATTATTTATTCTCCTTGTTTTCCCAGCAGTGAATGGTCTTATCCGGAAGTGTCTGGCAAGAATATTTTTGAGCATGCAGCATCTCCATACCCTCTTTCTTACCATCATCTCGGCCTCCAATGTATCCCATCGAGCCTACTAAAGAACAAATAACAATAAAACCAAAAACATCAAGCATCATGTTCTCCTTAATAAAAAATATCCAGCATTGAGGGGATCATCTTCATGTGCGCATCAGAAGTCATGTTAGGAACTCCTGCTTTCTTCCAGTATTCAGCCTGTGCAATAGTGAGAACGTCCTCTACTGCTGGCTCATTAGGAAGTGTGGTGATAAGAACCCATGCACCTTTGAAAGGAGAGAATACAAGGCTCATGTTTACTTGCTCGGCAATTTTAAGTGCAGTCATGTTAGTAGTTCCCATTGTTAAGAATAACGGTGGTTGGCTTAGCTGTGCGGACTTGAGTAAGCTCTAGCTTATGCGTACCCTGAGGCAAGCCAATAGCCTGTAAATGTTCTACAAGCATTTGCCTAGCTACGTGCACATCATCAGCTACGACAACAGCAGCAGTGCCAACGGGATTATGACCGATGAAATTATTGCAGGTAAAGACTCTCATGATGTTTTCCTTTTTAATGTAAACTTTGGCGCAACCTTAGCTACCTTAGTTTCTAGTATATTCATGTAGACCATAGCGTCGGATACAGGAACTTCTGAATGATAGAATATGAGGGCAGCTTCAGACAGTATCTTGTTACCATTCCTACCTATGAGTAGATAACGTACATACTCACTCTTATTGTCATTCATTGCTTCCTCTTGCATTCTGCTTTACGAGCTTCGATAGCAAGACGCATAGATACCTTCTTATCGTTCTTGAATCCTGGGGTGTAAGTCTGCTGCTTCTGCGGCACAAGGCCAGCATTAGAGATAACAGAAAATGTTTCATGGGGCTTGAGTTTAGAAGTCATTTGCTTTTCCTTTTGTTACGTTTGAAAGAACTACTGCGTACCTTAGGTTTATCAGATTTGTACTGAGCGGTCCTAACTGGATCATAGCCAAACTTAGGACCTTCGATTAAAGATTCTCTACGCAGTGGCATAACCTCGCCTTCTTGAATTCTTACGTTAGCTAGTGCTGCAAGAGCAGCTAATGCAAGCAGTTTAGAAGTCATTACCGGGCTCCGATTGTTGGGGAAAACCTTTGAGGAATGCAACGATGTTAGCTCGTTCGTTAGCAGCATAATTCCGCATAGCATTGCCAATGTGAATGTCCATCATCCAGAGATTCTCATGGCCACGACAAGCAATGTCCGGGTGATCGTAGATTTTAAGGAGGATAGAATAGAGGGAGTCTGTAGCAGCAAGCTTGTTGACAAGAGAGTAGACTGTAGCTACTGACTTATCCATAGTGCATTGCTGCTCAAGGCCGGGGCTTGTTTCTACCGCATTAACTTGCATCATGTTATTTGATTTTTGAATAAGCTCACGGACGTGAGAAGCCATCCAACTAGAAGTGTTCATAAACTGATTAGCTTCTACTTCTAATGCAGACATGATCTCCCACTCAGACTCACTGAAGTCTGTACGATCAGGCCATTCTTTGTTAGGCTGCTGAAGAAGCTTCTTAATGAGTCGCTCATAGACTTCTACTTGGCGCGGTGTGAGGTAGTCAGACATCTTAGTTCTCCTGTTCTGAGAGGATGATAAATTCCATGAGCATAAGTTGCTCGTCTACGCTGAGTCCATAAAGCATACCTTCTGCTGTGCCATATGCATCACGTTGGTATGCTAATTTCTCCCAATCTTCTTTGTTTACATAATCAATAGGATCAGTGAACACTGTTGAGTTAGCTGCATTAGGCCAGTGTTTTATGATAGACTTCATCGAATGGCCACGAATTCTTGTGAGCATTTCAAATCTCCTTAAGCCGAAGGCTTTCCCTTCTCTTAGATCGGAAGAGCACAC